GGATGACGCTTATGGCATGATAATCAACGGAGCATCGTCAGGTTTCACTTCCTGACTTTGCTTGTTGAGAATATGAAGGTCTTCAACAGTTGCCTTCTTCTTGAAGTCGCACACTTGAAGAAGCGCTTGAGTGATTCGCTGCATCATGCCAACGAATGGCTCATGCTCGTCTTCTGACTCAAAGACAGGCGATTTGAAGCCTGCTGCTTGGCCTTTTTCGTCGTCGCCAATGGCAACTTGAGCCTCGAAGCGAGAGTTTGATCCAACTGGCAGTTGGTCGATGCGGATGTAGATAGATGGAGTGATGTTCATAACGGTAATTTTTCAATATTTAGGCTTTCAGACCGGTCCATCCACGACATTCGTCGCTTCCGATCTCGTTTTTGCATATTTTGCACAGAGGGCGACCGACATTCTCATCTATTGCACGAGAGTCTAGCATGGACACTAGACGATTTCCTTTGCGATGACGCAACACAATAGGGAGGATGTGGGCAACCAACTGTTTGAACTTTTTCTTGCTTGGCGTATTCATATTCGGTTATCAACACTAACGAGATCAGCATAAGATTGCAAGTGTGGAGTTGAAAAAAAGCAACGCCGTGGGAGCAACCAACTCACCACGGCGTCTGGCACAGGAAACACATGAAAACAAAACCTTGTGCGTGATTAAGTGTCGCAGATTGATTTGGATTTGTCAAGACTTGGGAATCGTTTCAACAGAAGAATCATATTGGAACATCCATGGTGGAGATTGACCATATTATTCCAATATCTTCTGCCAAGACAGAGGAAGATGTGATGCGGCTTTCACTTCACACGAATCTTCGACCTATGTGGTGGTTGGAGAATAGAGAGAAAAGGGATAAAATGCCCCACTCCGCATAATTTCAGTAAAATAATCTTGACTGTTGAGCTTATGGTGCCATTATCGCCATGAGCTAAAAAGCGTGTATCAACGCTCCTAGGAGGCTCTCTAGGTGAAATGGTGACTGAGCGCCCTATACGGGGCAAACCCAGCAATGGGGCATTCCAGGCTCAAGAATGGAAGTAGAGCAAGCGTCATGGCATTTAGCCAATGGCATCCTCTTGTTCAAACAAACAACCCGTTCCAACACCCGCCTAATAGGCAAAACAACTAAACTCACTTAAGATTATGGCATGCACCGATATTAATCAATTTCTGGAAGCAGAATCAAACCGGATCGTCGATGATCCTTCAGAAAAGCAATTCATCAGCAATCCTTGGCAGAACGACTCTATCGTTCCTCGCTCCCGCTGGCCCAATGGTATGGGCGATACCCCGAACTTCCTGACATTTGAGCGTGCGATGCCGTACGGTTCCGATGTCGCGTTCACCACCTACGGCTTCAATGACGGCGGTAGCGGTGACGAAGGCGGTTCTTGCCAACCTCCTGTGTCCACAATTTATCCTTCGCAGACTCGCCGCTCGATGGAACTCAAGATTGCGGCTGTCGAAAGCCCTCCCTTCTGTATCGAAGATGCTCGCATGAGCTACAACATCGTTCAGCAGGCCGCTGCCTTCATCCGCAACCTTCGTGGATACTCCCGCTACCTGTGGGAAAATCAGCGCCGCGATCAGTTCACGGCCATCTGCTCCAACAAGTACGTCGCTGACGCTGGCCTTACGGTCAACTCCGCTTCGTTCGCCACTGGAACGATTGGCACCCTGAAGCGCGAGATGCTTGATTACATCCGCTACAGCCTCATCCGTAATGGTGCGGACATTCAGAACGGCCTCTCCGTCAACAAGATGGGTCAGCCACTTCTGCCACTCGTCCTCTCCGATGAAGCTCAGCAGACGCTCGCTACCGATGGCGTGACCATCCAGAACATCCGCTGGGACTCCGAAAAGGTCCGTGCGCTCAACAATGCCCCTGGTTCTTTTGACAGCCTCAACGGCTTCAAGATGACCATCGACATCGCTGCTGCTCGCTGGAATCTCGTCGGTGGTGCTTGGGTGCGCGTTCCCTTCATGCTCCCTGCTACCAACAAGGGTGATCCTGCGAACGTCAATCCAGCCTACTTCACGGCTCAATACGAAGATGCGATCATCGCTACCAAGCAGGTTGTGAAGTTTGCGATTCCTGATTCTCAGCTTTCCGCTGGGGAAATGAAATTCGCTCCTCAGGACTACCTTGGCCGATTCAACTGGATCAACAAGTATGACCGCACTTGCAACGTTGACGAAAACATTGGCTTCTTCCGTGGCAAGTTCGCCTACGGTGCTCAGCCAGTGATTCCTGAATACGGCGCAATCCTCCGCTTCCGTCGCTGCCCAACCAACTGGGTTGTGAACACCGCTTGCTCTTAATCGAGTAGAACCACTTGAGGCGGGGTTAGTCTAAAAAACTAGCCCCGCCTTTCTTGCATACACACCAAAACTCTGCTAATAGCTAATTGCTTATGACTCTCTCTTTTACATCACCTGAAGGCTGGCAAATGCCAGAAGACGCAACACCTGGACAGCCGTTTCAAGCTGTTGGAACATTCCTCGCCGATGAAGACGGCAATCTCACATTGACCGCCATTGATGGCACCGAAATCCCCGTCATGGAAGATGACGAAATGGAGATGGAGGATGAAGGAGTTGAAGTCGAAGTGACGATTCCTGAAAAAGAAATGTCTGAAGAAGAAGACATGATGGATCGCGCCAAGAAAATGGGTGTCTTCAAATAATCATCCCATCTTATGAGGCCAGCATTTTCTGATGAAGTAAACGCAATGGTTGTCTTCGTTGCCGGAGACACATGGAATGGATTTCCGTCCATTACCGTGTCAAATCGTGTTGCGCCTGGAAATCTGGCCTCAGTTAAGATGGCATTTAAGCTTAATCCCAAGAGCGTGATGCCAACACTGGAACTCACCAGTGGAAATGCCGACATCACCATTACCGATGCGGCGAATTGGGTATTCACTATCAATCCAGGTCGCTACGAATTGCCCATTGGTCAATATGTCTGGCAGATTGAAACTACTGACACCAGCAGCCCTGCTTATGTCGAAACATTGATTGAAGGAATCGGAGAAGTGCTCTCCAACTACACGACAACAACCTGATGAGCCAGACAAATATCTCCGTCAATTCCACCCTTGGACCAACGATTGAGGTTCTGAGCGATGGTGGCATTATAATCAATGTCGCCAATCCTGTCAGTGGAACTGGAGATGTTACTGGCTCAAGCCTTTCTCTAGATAACCAGATCACACGTTTCAATGGAACAAGCGGAAGAATCATCCAGAACTCAGGCATCACGATTGCTGATGGAGCATCTGGAACGCTAGCTGGCACAAATAGCGGAGATGTTACAATTGGCACCGCTAATGGCTTGTCCATTGCAGGTCAAGCTTTGAGCCTTGGAACATCTTCTGCTTCGACCACTGGCGCATTGACATCCGCAGACTGGCAAGATTTTGATTCAAAGCAGGATGCTGGCAACTACATCACAGCGCTAACTGGAGATGTCACCGCTTCTGGCCCTGGTTCTGCTGCTGCAACGTTAGCATCCACGGCTGTAACTCCTGGGGCATACACTCTGGCTAATATCACGGTGGACAGCAAGGGGCGCATTACTTCTGCTGCAAATGGTACAGCAGGAACCGGAACCGTTACCAGCGTTGGCATCACCGGCACAGATGGTATTCAGGTTGATTCGGGATCGCCAGTGACGACATCTGGAAGCATTCAGCTTGGAGTTGATGCTACCACAATGAAGACCACGCTAAATCTAGCTGGCACAAACACCGGAGATCAGAATCTTTTCGGCACGTTTGCTGTTGCAGGTCAAAGCAATGTAGTGGCTGACTCCACAAACGACACGCTCACTCTTGTCGCTGGTAGCAATATTACCATCACGACGAAGGCGACTACGGCTGCAATGACGATCAACTCGACGGCTAGCGGTTCAGGCGATGTAGTTGGGCCATCCTCTGCTACAGATAATGCTATTGCTCGATATGACCAAACAACAGGTAAGCTGATTCAAGATTCTGGCATCACAATTGCAGATGGCGAAAGTGGCACACTTAGCGGGACTAACACAGGAGATGTGACTCTAGCTGGGTCTTTGGATTATCTGTCTATTTCAGGGCAAGAAATTACGTTAGATTCTATTGACTTGGCAACAGATGTTACTGGCAATCTCCCATTGTCTAACATGGCAACACTTAACTCTGGTGTTTTGCTTGGATCAGACTCTACAGGGAACCCAAATAACCCAGTCATAGAAATTAGTATTGGTGGCGGATTAACTTTGTCTGGTGGAATTCTATATGCTCCATCGCCATCACCATCTGGAGATGTATTCGGTCCATCATCGGCAACAAACAATGCGATTGTCCGTTTCGATACAACCACGGGTAAACTTATTCAGGATTCAGGTATCACCATTGCGGACGGTGAATCAGGCACATTGAGTGGAACAAATTCTGGCGACCAAAACCTATTTGGAACCATTTCTGTAGCTGGGCAGTCTGATGTAGTTGCAGACACAACAAGCGATACGCTAACATTGGTAGCTGGAACCAACATCACAATCACCACCAATGCTTCTACCGACAGCATAACTATTGACAGCACCGCATCTGGCGGAGGAACTCCAGGTGGATTAGACACTCAAGTTCAGTTTAACGATGGCGGTAACTTCGGCGGTGATGAAGGGCTGACATACAACAAAACGACAGATACACTTTCAGCGACAAATCTGACGGTTAGCGGACTTTCGACATTAGCTCACATCCACGGTTCTATTGCTGGCAATCTCTACGTCCACGTCAAAAATACCAGTGGAGTTACTTTGGCAAAAGGCACGCCAGTTTATGCAACAGGTAGCGTTGGGGTTAGCGGAAGGATTGAAGTAGCGGCGGCTGATTATACAAACTCAGCTAAGATGCCAGCTATTGGGATCACTGACGCTGAATTAATCGCAAACGCAGAAGGTAATGCCGTTGTGGTTGGAGAGATTACAGGACTAGCGACCAATAGCTACGCAATCAATCAAGAGATTTTTGTTGGAACATCTGGATTGCTTGGAACACTCCCAACAACCGGAGAAGCCCAATCAATCGCCGTTGTTTCTCGTGTTCATGCTTCCACTGGCATCATTGTTGTCAATTCTCAAGCTAGGCTATCAAACGGCGCAATAACTAACGCACGGCTAGCCAACATGGCTGCTAATACAATCAAGGGGCGCGTTACCGCATCAACAGGCGCTCCTGAAGATATTACGCCAACTTCGCTAACCGAAGAAACAGCACCAGCAGCGGGAGATTTCTTGTTAGGCTGGGAATCAGGAGGCGGTATTCGCAAGTTTGATGTTGGTGATTTGCTAGGAGTAGGAGATGTAGTTGGTCCTGCGAGCGCAACTGATAATGCTGTTGCGCTGTTTGACGGAACCACCGGCAAATTACTCAAGAACGGATTTTTACCGGGAACGGGAGTTGCCACAGCCCTCGCGGTCAACGTGGGAAGCGCTGGCGCACCAGTAGTCAATGGTGGGGCACTCGGCACGCCATCAGGCGGCACGCTCACGAACTGCACCGGATTACCTGTCGCCGGGATCACGGGCACCCTGCCAGTCGCCAACGGCGGCACCGGCCAAACCACCGCCGTCGCAGCGTTTGATGCGCTGGCCCCAACCACCACTAAGGGCGATCTCATTGTTAGCAACGGCACGGACAACATCCGCGTTGCTGTTGGCGCTACCAACGGTCATGTGCTGACTGTTGATAGTGCCGAGGCCAGTGGCGTCAAATGGGCAGCAGCAAGTGGTGGCGGTGGCGCAGTTGTGGCGGTTAAAAGCGTCACCAAAACTGACACTTTTACGACGACATCCACCACATGGGTCGATGTGACTGGTTTGTCTGTTTCCTACACTCCGACATCAGCAAGCAATAAAATACTTGTTCGGGCTACGCTATTTTTAACTGGTACTTCATCGGTCAATGCGGCGTTAGCTCGACTGGTTAGAGACTCTACCGCTATTGGTATTGGTGATGCAGCCGGAAGTAGAACCAGGGTATCAAGTGCGTCTTATATTGGCACCGCAGGCATCTCTACCGTGTCAGCCGAGGTGCTGGATGCTCCATCCACAACGTCATCAACGACGTACAAAGTGCAGATTCAAGGAAACGCAGCGGGAACCATTTACCTCAACCGAAGAGAAATCGACACAGATGCGGTAACCTCTTTTCGCGGGTCTTCAACAATCACAATAATGGAGGTTACCCCTTAATTTATGGACATACCACAAGTTATTCAACATATACGTCCAGGTGCCGAATGGTCATGTGGTGATACGTATGAATCAATTATCTGGAACGGCCAAGGCGAAAAACCAACATTGGCTGAACTACAAGAAGCGTGGGAATCTATGCCAGTCGCGCCAGTGGTCGTCTCCTTCCGATCCTTAGCCTTTGCCCTCCTACAAGCCGGACTCTACGAGCAAGTCAAAGCCGCAGCACTTAGCACTACCGAAGGAGAAATCTGGTGGAGCACCGCGCAAAGCACCACCGTTCATCGCGACCATCCGTTTGTCATTGCGCTTGCTGCAGCAATCGGTCAAACTCCAGAGCAAATCGACGCTATTTTTGCATCGGCATTGGCTTCTCAGTAGTAATTGAATTTTGATTGATTTGTGAACCAAACGCCACATTGTATCAACAATGCCAGGACAACTACAAACACTGTCAGTTCCGCCTCCATCTGTGTCTGATGCACAGCTTTGGAATGCTATTCGCATCGCGTTTGTGAATCGTAATAATCCTGGAGCCATTTCAACAAATGCACTTATTGTTCCTGCTCCTGCCGTCAGTATTGCAACCATAATCTATGCGACACTTCTTGCCGCACAGGGACAGCTTCAATCTTGATCATTATGCCTGGAACACCTCAAACATTGCCAGTTCCTCCTCCTGTTAGTGTTCCGACACTTCTTAATGCTATTAGACTTGCTGCATCTAGTGGTGGCGCAAATGGATCATTTGCTGGTCTTACTGGGTCACCGTATGATAACGCAGCTTTGTCGAATGCCCTAGCTTTAGCTGGAGGAATAACTCCTCGTGTTATCTATGTTGCTACTGCTGGAAATGACACGACTGGCGATGGAAGTTTTTCAAAACCATATCTAACTGCTCAGAAGGCTTACGACACAGGAGTCATTTCTGCTGTAAACTTTTGCATCAAACTGGGCGTCGGTAATTTTAGCATTTCAACTAACGGAAATGCACCATCAACCTATTTTAAGTTTGTCGAAGGCTGCGGATTTGAAATATTAAACACATCATCGTCTTTAACGACGCTTACAATATTAGCCAATCCACCGGATACAGTCAACTCGGGTGGAACTAATGGACCTATCTGTCCACCACTTGGAGCAAATAATCTTTCTTTATATTATTACGCAGACGGTGGATCGGTGCAGACCAATGATGAGGTTGGTGGATATACTGGTGGAACTGGTGGAACAATTGAAGTTTTTGGGAACGCTGTGTTTGCGCTTTACGCGAGAGGAGGAAACTCTTCTTCAAATACCTTCAATGAAAATGGAAACGGCGGAAACCCCGGATCAATCGTTTTGCGTGGTGGGTATTTGAGTGAAATTGCTTGTTCAAACGGCGATGGTTTTGCTTCTGGAAGCCCAATTCCGTCAAGCGTTCCAGGCACACTCGCTCTTGGTGGAGTTGACGCATCGCAAGTGACGATTCCGTCAGTAGTTCCGACGTTGACATCCGCTCGCAGTTCTCTAAAAACAGGTTTTTCTATCACAACCGATTTGGGTGGAAACGCTATCTATCCATAACAAGTTATGAGCAACGACGAATCAATCGCCATTGACGAACTACGCAAAACTATACGTTGGCTCATTGGTGGAGTCGTTAGCCTGCTAGCTGGAGCAGCTACTGTCGGTGGTTGGGTTGCAACGCAAGAAGGCATGATAGCTAGTCTTAGCTCAGATCGTTTTGAAATGCGCGGTGAGCTTCGGGCGCATAGCTCAATCATTAACGCCATTCAAAAAGAATCCGCCGTGCAGTCTCGCGATTTGCAATACATCCGTGAAGCAGTCACCGAGATCAAGGAGACTATGAAAAAGCCCTGACCTATGTGGCCTTTTACCTCAAAGCCCAAGCTGCCTCGCCGCCAACTGAGAGGCGAAACCGCGCAAGCTATGGTTATGTTGGCGCTGAAAGGCAAGACTCAGCCGAATTTCCGCCTGATAATGCAGAAAGGCATCATGGCTTGCCCGCCAAAGGTAATGCTGCGTAAGGCCGCAGATCAAGCATACAATCCTTGGCAAGAAAACCTGTGGGAGTGCGAGGATCAAGCTCGTGCAGTAGTGCATCAAGCGCAACTGCTCGCAGCCAAAGAAGGTTGCTCATGGGCCGTCGGAACTCTGCGTGCCAATGCTCCTGAAGGAGCAAGTCACGATCTCCATGTATTCGTCTGGGCCATTCTTGACACGCATGAAGGATTGCAATTTACATTGTTTGACCCAACTGCTGACGAGTGGGCTGATGTGCCTGACCTCTCCGGCGTTGATTACGCATTGACATGAATATGGAACCAAACATGAAGCCACGCATTGCCTTATTCAATGGCGATGGAGTGGTGTCCTGGCTTATCAAGAAGCAGACGCGCTCAAAGTATTCACATGCAGCGATGCTTATTCCTGGCACTACGAACAGGATTATTGAATCGCGAGAGTTCAAAGGAGTTAGGCTTCATACTCTGGATGAATCAGACAATCGACTGATCGACTGGTTTGCAATTCCAAGCATGAGCGATGAAGATTACGATCATGCCATCAGTTTGTTCTTGGGCCAGCTTGGAATGCCATACGACTACTGGAGCGTTGCAAGGTTTCTCACCAAAAAGCCAGCGAGAGAGAATGGCAAGTGGTTCTGCTCCGAGGCAGTTCACAAAATGCTAGCGGATGCCGGAACTCGTCTTCTTCTTCGCATCCCATCAGCAGAAGTCTCCCCTGCCCACTTGGGCATTTCACCACTCCTTGTTCAAGTTGCCGCACCATGAAATACATCTCACTTATCCTCGTCGTCTCAACACTGTCGTCCTGCTCGATTGCGGACTCATCCAACGTAAAACGTATTGCTGTAGCTGGCGGCGTAGGTTATCTTACTGGAGGTCAAGCTGGCGCTATCACTGCTGCTGCTTCCGAGTTCAGCAAGGTAAGCGCCAAGTCTCCTCGCAATATTCAACCATAATATATACCAAATGAAAAAGACAACAAAGCCAGTTAAAGCAGTTAAGAAAGCCGTTAAAACACAAGGTAAAGACACTCTCTCATTCCTTGGAATTCCATTTGGAAAAATCCCCAAAGGAATGAAGAAGTAAACCACCCACCATCCATCATCGCGATATGAAGAACTGGTCAACCGCTGTCCATGAAACCCAAGAGATTCGCCACAAAAAGACTGTGGCCGACTTTGAGAACGAGCGTAAGAAACTGCTCAACATCATTTCGGAAAAGGATAGCCAGCTTAATGTCGCTCTTGGAATCGGAGGTGTTAAGCCTGTTGCATCCAAGATTACTGCGATCAGTGATTTTGACTCTGAGGCCACTTTTGTTGCTGTTGCGTCAGACTGGCATGTCGAAGAAACAGTTGAAGGAAAAACCATCAATAACCTGAACGAGTTCAATCTTGATATTGCTGAACAGCGCATCAATCGCTTTTGGAGCTCGATTGTGCGTATGGCGAAAATTCAACGCAACGGTGCAAAAATTGACCGCCTTGTATTGATCTTGGGTGGCGACTTAATGACTGGATACATCCATGAGGAGCTAATGGAAAACAACGCTTTGTCTCCAACGCAGACAGTGCTTTGGCTTCAAGATCAGATCGCCAGCGGAGTTGATTTGCTGTCGAAGCACTTTGGAGAGATTGTGATTCCATGTGTGTATGGAAATCATGGTCGCAACACGCGCAAGCCGCGCCATGCCACAGGAGCAGCTAACAGCTACGAGTGGATGCTTTATAAAACGATGGCGAAGCACCTCGGCAATAAAGCCTCTTGGCATGTTTCTGACGGCTACCATTTGCTTCTCGACCTATACGGCAAGACACTTCGCATTCATCACGGAGACGGATTGCAATACCAAGGTGGTGTTGGCGGCCTGACTATTCCAGTCGAGAAGGCTATTTCTTCGTGGAACAAGGGTGTTCCAGCAGACCTTGACATCTTTGGTCACTGGCATCAAAGTCAGCAAAATCCAAAGTGGGTTTGCAACGGGAGTTTAATTGGCTTCAATGCTTACTCCGTCGCCATCAAGGCACCCTACGAGCCACCATCACAGACTGGCTTCATCTTTGACAAGCGATACGGAAGAACGGTCACGTTCCCAATCTTTGTTGATTAAAAACTCTACCATAAAACCGAATGAAATGGCAAAAGGCTATCGACAAGATCAACGCTGAAAAGTATTGCATTCCACACGGCTGGGATACCAAGGAGCACATTGCCGAGGAACTTCAGTGCTCCCCAGAAAGGGTGCATGACATGCTGAAAAGTGGTGTCTCAGCAGGTGCATTTGAAGCGCAAGATTTCCCTGTTTGGGACGCCAAACGTCGCATGACAACTCGCGTTCGTTGCTATCGGCAGAAGGATGAAACCAATGTTGATTCTTCACTTGAAGATCGAATCAAGGCTTCTCTTGCTCGCAATCCGAATAAAACAAACTATCAAATCAAAAACAATATTCGTGGGGCTACCATAGCAATGGTTGAGAGCATCCGCAAAAAACAGTGAAAGTTGCCTCCATTACCGTTAAAAGGAGAAAGCTTGGTCGTCACAAGGCTTTAGGTCTTGCTTACGGCAACGGTAATATTGAAATTGACGAACGCTTGTGCGGGCAGCATCATCTCCGTATTCTCATCCATGAATTCCTCCATGAATGGGAATGGATTCTGCCAGAGGAAGTTGTTGATAAACTCAGCAGCGATCTGGCTAAATTCCTTCACAAGCACAATGCCCGTATGATCGAGGAAGATAAACGTCCATGATTCAAGATTTTTCTATCGCGCAGGTTTCTATTCTTGCGATAACCGCCATCTGCCTACTTGTTTGGGGCATCATCATCGTTAGCTTTCCAGAAGTATGACTCAAAACGAAATTAAAAATATACAGGCAAAAGTTGGCGTTGAAGCAGATGGATTTTGGGGGCCAAAAAGCATGGAAGCATGCCAAAAATATCTGCGCAATCTGATGCCATCTAAGTCTCCATGGCCTGCAACTGACCAAGCAAGTCTAACCAAGTTCTATGGAAATGCTGGAGATGAATCACAACTACGATCCATTGATGTTTCTAGCATTGGGGTAAAATATGATGGAAAGACGGTTAATTCTATTCGTTGCCATAACAAATTATCAGCGAGCTTACTTCGTATTTTAACGGCAATATCAAAAGGTCCGCATCGTAGAATCTTGGAAAAGTATGCAGGATGCTTTAATAATCGAGCAATGCGAGGAGGCAGCCTTCCAAGTTTGCATGCTCGCGGTGCCGCTGTGGATTTTGATCCAGATAACAATGGCAATCACGTTTCTTGGCCGACACGCGCAACGATGCCACTTGAGGTTATGGAAGAATTCGCCAAAGAAGGATGGATTGCTGCTGGCGCTTTTTGGGGAAGAGACGCGATGCATTTTCAGAGTACAAAATGACCGACTTTGAAGTCATCAAAAACCAGTTTGAGTCACGCGCTAAGTGCCGCCATGGTAACTCGCCAAAGATCAATCACGACGGCTGTACATGGCTTGAATGCAAGCCAGAAGGCTGCAAGTGCATGATAGCTGATGGAGATGGCATTACACTTAGCCGTTTTCTAGCCGAGTGGGTAGAGAAGTTTGGCTGATAGGCGTTTCTTTTACTTCTCCAGTTATCAAATTAATCCAAAGCTCATTTGACTCGCAATCCACATAGTCTGGATTTACCAGTTTGGGTATATGGTATTCTTTCTTGTTCACGGCAACCCATTGTTGGGCGATTTTGTCAAAGTCAAATCGCGGCATATTGTCCATAATCACTCCAAACCGTCATATTTTCCGAGGTACTTGCTTTTGTAAGTTGGAGTCACCTTCGCCGTCATTGTGACACCATTCGTTCCCTTGAAGAACTGAATCTCATAGTTTGAGCAAAGCCCATGCTCAATATTACGACGAATCAACGGTGCGGCAAACTCTGGCTCAAATACAGTAGCTTGCAGCATTGTTAGGGCGTCTTCAACAGTCTCGACTTCGTGATTCATAATTTTGCAGACATGACATCGTAAATTGGCTTATCGCAAGTCACTTCTGTATCCTCTGACCAAAGACCAACTTCGGCTTGTTAAATACAACCCGCTTCACTTCGATCTTTGGTTGAGGTATATCGTAATGCACTCTGCGTTTGGCATTCCATGCGATGAACTCGCTAGGCTTCAAAACATCTCCAGTGCATAGGCAACAGTCTTTCCATAAAGAGCGTCCGTTCTTGTGGCAAGTTTGGCAGATTTCCATTTTATTTTCCTGCCTTTTCCTCAAGCTGTTTTAGGTGGCGGCATCTTGCTACGAGTTCGTCCTGCATTAACTTACCCGTTGGATCACCAACAGCAGTGCGAATGTCTGCCACAAGACCCAACAAGGCGTTGACAAACAAGGCGTTGAACTCCGGAGTAAAGGCTGAATTCGGCAATTGTGGCAATGTATTATCTTCACTTTTCATATCGTGTTGAACTTTATCTCTTTTGAACTACTCATTCAACAGATATGAAACAAAAGCCCCAAAAATCTCGCGTCGTCCAGCTAACGCGAGGGCCAATCGAGACATACGGAATCAAGTTTGATCATCAATTTGGCAATCAACTGGATGTTGAGTTGATCTTCCTCAAGTGTCCAACAGGCTCACTTTACGGATGGAAAGGCGAGAAAAACCCACATGGGAAACCTGCGTGGATTCACTTCGTCAACGCGGTCAATCTCATCTGGAACTATCCAGGTAGCCGCACGCCTTTCATGTGGCATCCTTGGGCGATCAAGATGGCTAAAGCTGCTTTTGAGAACAAGCGTTTAGCGATCTCATCTGGTGGTTCTGGCGGCAAGACTGGCCTATTTGCCGTTTACTGCCTTGTTTGGTGGCTAGCAAATCCATACAAGAACGTCGTTCTTGTCAATACCACGACGATCAAAGACTCAATGGGGCGTATTTGGGGCCAGATCACTCGTTATTTCAATGGCATGGCTGGCGCTCCTCCTGGCAAGCTGGTTGAATCATCTCACTGCATCAAGTCGATGGATTTGAACACTGGCGTTGTGATGGACGAATATGGCATCCGATTGTTTCCAGGTGAGCAAAGCAAAGCCGCTGAATCATCCCGTGCTATTCGAGGACAGAAACATGGCCCTGGCGGCAAGCTCATCGTTGTTCTTGACGAGTGCGCGGAACTTTCGCCATCCATCATCAATACGTTTGAGGAAAACTTGACGCAAAATCCGAACGTACAGCTTATTGCGCTAGCGAATGCTAATTCTCCTTTCGATACCTTTGGACAGCTTTGTGAACCTATTCCTGGAGGCTGGGATAGCTACAACCCAGACTGGGATGAATGGAAAGGGAAAGGCGCTCACGTCATCCGCATCAACAACGAGACATCGCCTAACATTATCGAGGGGAAAACGATCTACCCGTTCTTGATGACAAGGGAGATGTTGGAAGAGAAGCGTGAGAAGCTAGGCCAGCACACGCGAGCTTACTGGCGAGGTGTGCTTGGTGCGTTCTTACTTGATGGAGACGATGACAATATTTATTCGGCATCTGAGGTGCTCCAGATACAGTTAGATTGTGTGTGGCAAGGGATACCCACAAAAGTTGCCGGATTCGACATTGCTCACACGGTTGGTGGAGACAAATCCGTGTTGATGATTGGCAGTATCGGCGTTTGCACTGATGGAAAAAAACGCCTCAAGTTTGAGCGGTCATATTATCTGAATGAAGATTTGTCAAAAAAGGATATTGATAGAACGACTCAGATGGTATCTCAGTTAAAAGAGATTTGCCAGAAGGAGGGTGTGAAAATCGAGAATTTAGCCATAGACAGTTCCG